TAGGCAGGGGCGCTTGAACTTTGTCATAGCTTGTGGACTGTGCCCCGATACTCCACGCCTTGCTCTAGGGTAAATATCGCCATGCCGGGTGTGCTGTCCTCCCCTGCGATTTGCCGGAACCAGTTGGAGCCGTTGTCCATTGTTGGTCCCATTATCAGGAACCTTGAGGTCCCTTGTGGGGTCGAGCCCATTTCTGTGACTCTAAGGTGATGGAAGTGCCCGTGGACTAGGACCGTAGCGTTGGCTATCGGTTGGCTCCCAAAGGCTTGCTGTCTCCACCAGGTTGCCATAAGGTCGGGTCGGCGGGCTTGGTGACCGTGAGCTAATCCAAGTATGTGATAGCCGTCATCGAACACGTCAATAGCCAGGGATTCATCGTGGGGTTGTGGCTCCAAAAAACGCACATTATTTGCATTGGTTTCGTTGGCTAATCGGGCAAGCTGACGCCCAATAAATACGCCCCAGTCATCGGTAGACTTGCCGACTGCCTTTCCTTGCCTTCTCCATTGACAATGGTTAGAGCCCACAGATGCGTAAGTCACTTGTGGGACCTTTTCTGCGATTTCTCGTAGAGTCCTCCAGGCAAGAGTGGTCGCCAGGTCCACCTGCTCCATAATGCTTAGGTCGTTGCTTATTGCTTGCTGTGCCGCATTGGCGTTGTCGAAGTTTTCAATCGTGTCCCCAAGGTCGCAAAATATGACCTGTTTGGGATTCTCTACAGCGATAGCCTCCATGAGCCTTGCCGTAGTTTCACTTAGCCTTTGGATGAGGTCCTTGGTCCCGCCACGGTGGTCTACCTTCCCAACTTGGAGGTCGGACCACAGAATGACCAGAGCTTTGTTTTTTGCCTTCTGCTTCTTGGGCGGTTTGACCTTTTTGTCGGCTTCAGCCAGGAGTAACGCCAGGTCTATCCCTGACCGCTTTTTGTGAAAGGTAAACCGGTAGCTGGTTAGCCAGACCAGCTCGCCATCTTTTTGCTGTTGCCAGCGGGAAGTGCGAACCGGCGGGATTACCTCAATGTCTGCCGGGTCCAGTCCGGCATCGAGCAGAAACTCATCAAAGTTTTCTGGTTCTGAGGCGTAACCTGGGGTAACTACCTCGCCAACCAGACCATCGAACTCTACGCCTGGGCGCACCTTTGGCGTTTTCCCTGCGCTAGGTGCCGACTCCAGGTTTTCTAGCAAGCACAATCACCTGCTCTGTGCTTCTCGATATGGTATCTGGGCAGTTTGACTTTACGCTCGGCAAGCGCCTTTTCCAAACCGGTAGGATTCCAAACCATTGGGCTCCCCAGAGCATCCATGAGAATTGTCCTATCGGATTCTTCAAGTTGCTCGGATATGATTTTGACCCGGCAAGGTTTTGGGTTAGAGATTGGGGTCAGTCCTTCAAGCATCGCCTTTCTTCTCCACTCTTGAAGCAAGTAATGCGGCTAGCAGAACACCGGCGCAGATGAAGCCCAGCACCTTTGTTACGGTTTCTGCCTGGATAGCCAGGAGAACGTAAATGACCGCCATTGAGGTTAGGGTCCCCCGGACCGCGAGTGCCATTAGAACGGTGCCTCGTCATCGAACATAATTTCAGTCCCGCCAATCTGCTCGACTACCTTAGCACCTACATCCTGCTGGGTAATCTCTGCGTCATTCACGTGCCCTCGGGCGTACCTTATTTCCTCGCCCTGGTCATTAGTGAACCTTTCCATCTTGATAGAAAGCTTGCCGTCAATCGTCACAACATCACCTTTGCTAGGGGTATGTTGGGTCCAGACGGTCCACTTCTCGGCAACATCGTCACCGTTGCGGGTCCGGTACTTGGTTTCGCACCAGAACCCCTTTGAGTCGAATACGCGAGTGACCTCTGCGTTTTCAATGATTACTTTTGCCATTTGCTATCTCCTCTAGTTCGCAATCCGGGCACAAAATATGCCCGTCATCATCCATAAACGGTACGGGGTAGGGGAACCTACAACCGTGGCACGGGGCAAGAAGCCCGGCACGCTTCATCCCCATAAGGAACTGACCCAATATTGAAGCCACTTCATTAGTGTGGTCGTGTTCTTCAGATTCACCAGACTCCATTTTTACTCATCCTCATCTCTGTAAGCATCCTATCAAAGGTTTTCACATAATCCTCGTGTTGCTTCCGGGCTTTTCTGGTCGGTTCACTCTGGTATTTCCAATAAGATTCCCCAATGGCGTTGATAAGCCGTTTTATCCTCAGTTGTTGGGGGTGGTCGGGGGATTCCGGGTGTATTCGATTCACTTGCTCTCCATTTCTTTAGTGCCCGAACTCTCCGGGCTGGCATTCGTAATGTTCCCCAATGTCGTGTAGGTCCTTGACCCATTCTCTGGGACCACCGACATACGGGGACTTAGGGGCAACCGGCTGAGAGCCCGTAGACTCCCTGACCGGATACGGCGCATCCTCCCAGCCTTCCCGATTCAGCCAGGTTGCCGGGTAAGGGATGAACTGGGTCGGTGGCAGATTCGGGTCGGTAAGCATTTTGTCGAGCCCGCCAATAATCGCAAGCGCCTGGTCCGCTTGGCTCAAGAACGCCCTGCGAGCTGAAGCCTTCCCCACCTTCCGGGGGTATAAAGACCAGAACCTATCGAACAGGGCAAGCTTTGAATTAGTATTCTTATCATTAGTATTCTTAGGGGTCGGATTCACCGGTGTCGGATTACCCGCTATCGGTGAATCCGCTATCGGTGCCGAAGTGACCCAGACGGTATCCCCGAACTCACCCGCATCGGTGCGATTCTGTATGCGGGACAGGTACCCAAAATCCTCCAGCTCTTTCACCGCAGAACGTATAGCATCCTTACCGCAGTTGTTCGCTTTAGCCAAGCTCTGTATGGACACGCTCCAGCCATCGGCGTGGGATAGTAACTGGGCGAGCAAACCCTTAGCCTTCAAAGACAAGTTCGTATCTCTGAGCCAGTCATTAGGTATCTGTGTGAAGCGCCCTTCAAAGTCCAAGCGCTGTCTTACAATCGGCATAATCCCCCAGGATTCTTTTCTCTATCTTAGAACGTGGCACCCTCAGTAGGGGAGGCTCGCCGGGGTCCGAACAATTCCATTCCATAATCGTCATCGAGCAGGAACCATGACGCAAGCCGGGGAACCCAAACTGGCGCTGTGGTCGGGTGCTGACCATTCCGTAATTTCCAACCCATCTCCCTAGCTCTCTCAGCCGCGAAAGCATTTGATTCAATCAGCCCGTTGTAAAACGAGCAAAGCACCAGAATGTTAGCTGGCTTGTCACGCTCTTTAGAGCCACCCATCCCACGGTTCAATCTATGGTGAGGGACAGCAGTATCGGTATCCCCACAATGGAGGCAACCCTTATCCCTCGATAAGTATCGGTTGAACATTCTCTGGTTCATGAGGCCAATACACCACCTCTCTCAAGGCAATCACGGTTCGAGCTTTTTCCTTATCCGTAAAATACTTATTGAGGTTCAGCTCAACAACCTGGTAATCGTCACCGTAAGCTGAGCCGTTCAAGGCATCAAGGACCAGTTTTGCCATATTGTCCAGGTCACGCCTGCGTTTGTTGCCGTTGTAAAACTCAATATCCACAAGTACGCAGTTCTCGAACATTTGTTCACCCAATGCCTCCCAAGCGTGGCGGACTTTACGCTCCGCCACGATGGTTTCCTTGGGGGTAAAAGTGCCATGGCTAGTAACCCTGGGTCTTTGCTTGGACCGGGGTTCCCCGGGCACAGTAAATCTGACCACTCTTTCAGGCGGGACCCCCTGAATCGGACTGACCAACCAGCCATCAGTCACGATTGGAGGCTCCATTCCATCCTTACGAGCGCCGATATCGAACGCCCCACCTCCAAACGGTCTCTGGAAGCCCTCAGAGCCCCCTGGCAAGCCCGATACTTCTGGTCGGCTAGTTCGGACTCGAATAAAAGGTTTGCCGTCTCCAGCTCTGCTGTATAGCGCCTCACATCCATAGGTGCCCCCTCAACAGACAGGAACGCACGAGCATAAGCCACCTTCAAAGCTGTCCTGGCTTTTGTAGCACCCTCATCAAGCCGGGCAAGCTCATCTGTCTTGGTCTGAATATCACGGGAGATAGACTCCAGAGTCGCAATTACATCATGCGGGGTCAGGTTTGACATTCCGTGCCTTCTTGGTTCGATTGCTTTTTAGCAACAGATTCAGCTGATAGTAATAATCCCAAACCCAAGCAGTTTGCCTTACCTCGGGCTCTACTCTTACCCCGTCCAGGTGGCGGACATAATTGCCCGCCACCCGAAGTAAATGCTTATCCATCTGAGCTTCAGACATTCCCATTAGCCAAACCCTGCTTTCGCTTTTTCACAATGTCGCTCACGCTAGCAGAATATCCACCCTCAACCGCCTTGTTCCACTCCGCCTCCAACAACTCAACGGTGGGGGCTTCCAGGATTGCTGTAACAGCAGACTCAGACGCAACCTTTGCATCCTTCTTGGCGGGACCGCGCTGTGCCTTCTCCATCTCTTGACGGCTGGGGCGCTTCCCCTTAGCGTAATCGGCATTAGCCAGAGCCCTACCGATAGCTGACGTTTCAGCATTCTCTAATGCGGCTGTCCGGTTAGCTCCAGCCCCACCCTCAATCTCAAAGGCGAGCCCGGTAGCTTTGGGGCAGTTCGAGTGCTGGTCCTCATGGTCGGTAAATATCTGAGCCCGGACCACAAAGTATCCCTTGGCTCGGTCAGCCTCACCAGTCATTTCGTAAGTCACGATTCGACCATCTGGGTAGTCGCTGTAAAACGCACGGATGCGGTCCTCAACGAGTTCGTATTCATCTAGGTTGAAATTAGGCATTGCTTTTCCTCCATTCGAGTAGCCGGTCAGCTACGTCTATCAGTTTGCTTATCTCTGTGCTATCCCGCTCAATCCAAAGAGTCTTTGGCTCGAACCAAGCAGGAACCATGACACCATCTACCTCCTTACGCAAGAGCCACGCAAACAAGCATCGCTTTGCTCCGGTACAGAATAGTTGCCATTGGACTTGACGCCGGTAATGGATAGGAATGTGTTTCTCCTCACCCCAATCCTTGCCGGTAGTTTTGATTTCGGATATTAGCAGGTGGTCCAGGGACAGACCATCTGGGGTAGCCATATACATTTGATGTTCAGGGCTCGCAGATATCAGCCAGTCATTCGGCATAATCTGGAACTCATCCTTCACAAATGCGGCTATCACGGGCTCCATCTCTACCCCAAAGTCAATGTAGGGGTTCCCCTCGATAACATCTGACGGGGAGTGATGTATTGTTTCATTCTCAAAGCCCTTGGGGGTAGCGGCACGGGCAACTGTGGTCGCTGTAACGCCAAGTCCCCTCGCATCTAACCAACCCTGACGGCTCTGTGACGAACTAGCCACGAACCTTTGAATCTCAATCAAAATAACTCCTCTGGTAGGTAGTACGACATTTCCGTACTCATTAGTGTGAAACCATCGCTCAAGGATTTCGAGCGTTCAACTAGCACGGTGTCAGCTTGGTTAGCGTCCCCCACGTGCCGATTGTGGGTGTAATGAAGTAACTTGAAAACAAAGCAATCCGTATCATGCTCTATACGGACCTCCCAAGTTCCAGTCAGTTTGGGGTAGGCTCTGCGGTCCTTTTGTTCTGAACCGTCCCAGCCTCTTGCCCTATGCACTAGCTGTCACCTCCCAGACAATCGCTGTACGACCACTCGCCGTATTTGTACGTTTGCCGGAATCGCAGACCATCCCCAACTCCACAAGCTCAGAGCGCCGGGACCTAATCCCTGACTCTGAAGCGTAAGGGGCAGTTTTATATGCTCGATACGCCAGAACCAGTTCGTGGTCGGGTCGGGGTCGCTTGAGGCAACGCAGAATGTACGACTGTGTAGCCGTCACATCCCTTTCACTCTCTGCCGCCAAGTGACTTGTGAACGGGTCGGTATTTCTTGCCCTAGCCATTTAGAATCACCGCCAATAGAGTCAGCACAACCCCAAGCGCAAACGATATGGGGATAAGCGCCAAAACGGCAATGAAGTCCAGGTTAGTAATAACCCAGTGGTTAGGAGCCCGATACGATTCACGCCTGCCTTTTCGTATCCTCCTGCGGACCAGAGTGTCACCGCTCAGGTCAGGGAGCAACCTGTCTGGCTCCTCCGTAACCATTGCTATTTCCAGATTTTTGTAGTAACCCATTTTTCCTCCTAGGTGTTCGGGTTTAGCCCAAGCCTATCTTTGACCACCGACAATATCGAGATTTCACGTCTAGTCCGCTAGACTAGTGGGGAGAGCGACTTGCTCTCAATAAAAAATGGAGAACCAAATGGGAATACATAGAGAGCTGGTGGAAATGCAAAGAAGGCAAGAAGATGCCCTAATTGCTACCTTCCATTACCGGCTGAAAGAAGTGCTCGATGAAAAAATCGCATGGATGGCTGACCTGGATGATATTATCCACGAGCTAGTAGATGAGATGGTCCCTGACCAGCCTCGCCCAACTGCGGCTATGTGGTTGGCGTGGGATATGCCCGAACCGGACATTGAGATGGACCACAAAGATAGCATCGAGAAACGGATGCGCCTGGGGCTCTACTTTGCCTACCGGGATTTCCTGTCGCAATACAATATGACAGGGTTCGCTAATGCTCACCACGAAGATACGCTCCACACCCTGTCGGAAGCAATGCTGATTCGGGATATCCACGAGGCTGGGGCGATATTTGACAACGGGGAGAAACACTACTTCGTGGTCTACAATGTCTGAGCGCAAAAAGCAACTGGCGAAACTGTCAATGTTCGGTAGCTCCCGACTGATATACGAAGAACGCATCGTGCGGTTCAATGAGCTGGTCCGCAGAGAAGTGATTTACGCCCACGCTATGGGAATCCCGCAGACCGATATTGCTACGGCACTTGGCGTGTCTAAGCAACGGGTCTGGCAGATAACGCAAGAACACAAAAAGAATGGAGAATCAAATGATAAACGCAATACGGATAACGCCTGAAGGCGATGCGAGCCACATTGAGATTGATGGGCTTGCAGATATGCAAGGAGTCGTAGATGGTTACATTGAATTGGTCTTTGACCCAGAGGACAACTACGAAATCTACGTCAATGAGGAAGGTCTGCTCCACGGCTTGCCCCTGAACGCACTAGCCAGCCTGATATCTGGGCGCAGGATAGTCGGGACCGCGCTAGTTACCGGCAGGGCTGACAAGAATGGTGACCTAACCTCAGTCCCCAAGGGAATAATGAAAACGCTCCACATGACCTCGATTTTTATGGAGATTTCAGGACAGCCCGTTGGGCACCCTCGTTGGGACACGATTCAAGATGCCTAAGCAAGCGCCTTGCGTTGGATGCGGCAAACTAATCCCGGCAGATATACACCAGGAAGAACTGGGTTTCTGCCTCGAATGCTCAAACGACTATTGGGGACACAAAGGTCAATGGGCTGACTAACCGAACACAGATGTATGCCCCCGGGGAAGAATCTGGAGGAAAACCCTGGGGGCATACTTGTGTCAAGTATACTACTGACAACCCTCGCATCGGTCCAGGTCTGCCGGGTCAATCGGGCAAACATACCCGCCCACATTTTCCATCAAGTCCAAGTTAGCCATTACTTGCTAACCGGCTTGTCATAAGTCATCACAGATGTGAGAAGTGACATTAGAGCTGACAGGACTGTTACCGAAACCAAGTTCATCCAGTCCACCTGAAAAATGCCGGTCACGCCCACGCCAATAGTAGCGATTGCTGTCTGTGCCGCTGTTTTCAATGCTCTCTCCCCTGCGAAACCCCAATACTTCAACCATTTATCCATCTTGATACTCTCCTGTCTGTTCAGCCATCCGTACATCCTCATAGGTTGCCCCACCAATGTAACTGGTGAGAACAAGTGTGATGAGGGCAACCCCGCCCGTAATCAAATCGGAAGACCCTGCCCTATCCAAGAATACCGCAACGGTCCCGCTGACGAGCAAAGACAGTCCGGCAACAATCCCAGTCCATACAATACGGCGGCGTATCGCCCACGATGGCTTACCCATTATGGAATCAAACGCACTAAGAATGGGGCAAACCCGGCGAGCAAACCGAACCCGCCTACAGCCCAACCCATACGCATCTCCAGTTTACGAATTCGTTGCTCGTGGTCTTCAATTTTATCCTCAGAGTCAGGCAGGCTATTAGCAATCTTTTCAAGCAAGCGACCCTGATTCTGAACCTCAAGGTAAATGTCTTTCATCGAAACCCTCACCCCAATGGTGTCCGTGGGCTCAGTCACCATCCACCCCTGTTCAAAAACTTTTGAAGCGCCAAGACAGTAGATTTGCCGGGGACCCCATTTATGCGACCCTCGTAAAACCCGTCAGCTTGGAGCATCCGTTGAACAG